ATTAATCTGTGCAGACAGCGGTTCGGCAACCGTCAAAAGTCTTACAGAGTCGTTAGACGAATTGTTCTGAGGCTGTAGGAAGTACACACCATTGTCAGACAGGAACAGAATGCCACCATTGGCTTGGACTACGGTTCTCTTTGCAAGACAGCCTGTGTCGGTAACAAGAGACTTAATAAAAGATGTGGTAGAAAGACCGTCACCAGTAGAATATCTACCAAGACCAATGTTTACATAAAAGATACTGTTTCTAAGAAAGACAAGAAACTCATTTAGCGTCCAAGGCGTAATAGAAATGACTTCATCATTACCACCTTGATTGAACAGGAATTCATCAACCGCATCCCAACTCAAGTGTTCTAGATAGTTAGCAACGCATACGGCATAGTTAGACCTTCCTTCACTTAAGTAATGCTGACCAGTAGCAATTAGTCTGTTAGAATAGTACAGAAGCCCATTGCAGTTAGGAAATTGATAGCCATCTGGTTGTGTTGCTGGAGCAACAATAAGAGGGTCATATGTACCAAACGGAGTAATGGAATTAGCCAAGTCCCAAATCAAGGGTCTCTTATTGTGACCTCTTGTAATAAAGACCTTCTCCATTGCATAACAAATTTCACAACCATCACTTGTAGTAATAGTTTCTCCAGCAAAAGAAATTGGACCAGTAATGCCAGATGTCTGTGGATTGTATGTCCAAAGTTGATTACTGAAAACAGTAGCAACCGTAGAACCTGTAATTAATACAATGATTTCTTGTCCAGCATTATCTAGGTAAGAGCCACAACCATACACGGTCTTGCCAATGATATCGCCAAGGGTAAGACGCTTAATGCCTTTACGAACTGTCGCTACACCTCTGTCTAGACGAAAGTTCTGGGACTGAGTAACAGTACCCTGCTGAAGATGGGATGGATTGTCTCGGCTGTTTAAGCCAGTAAAACCCATATCCCCATCTTTCTTATACTCAATGGGCATTAGTCCCCCTTCTTCAAGGCGTTAAGAAGTGCCTTACCTTTGCTGATGGTCTGAGAGTCAGCGTTCTTAACGCCAATCCAAATGCCAGCAACAAGGAATGCTGTGTGGGTAATGAGAAGGATGATTATGGAGGTCATAGATTAAGGAATTAGTACCCAACTTCCGTTCTGACGAGCATAGAGGAAACCGTCTTGTGGAGCATCACCAATACTACTTGGTAGTTGAGATGACAGGGTAACCCAATTGTTATTTTGTCGGACATAAGCCATTCCATCGGGACTTGCGTCTGGAAAAGTGCCACCATCCATACCGTTGCCTCCGCTACTTCCCTGCGGACCTGTATCGCCCTGTGGTCCTGTATCGCCTTTATTGGCTACAAGTTGCCAAGAGCCTGTATATGAAGGAGGAGAGTATCCACCAGCACCAATGTAAGTATACATCACATAACTTGAACCTTCAAGTGTGACAAAATCTCCAACAGAATAAGTGTAGCCGTTATCGTAAGCACCCTTGTATACCCAAGCAGTTGCATTGGCTCCAGCAGGTCCAGCAGGTCCAACAACACCTTGAGATGCTGTAGTCTGGTATGTGCCGTCATTAAACTTAATACCAGTATCATCAACTGCTAGACACGCACTAGTATCTGGAGCAACGCCAATTCCAACTTTACCAAACTGATTGATGACAAATTTAGATGTATCTGAGTTTTCATCTTCTACTGAAAGAGCATCGCCTGTGCCAAGTTGAAGAATCTTTAAACCCGCACTTGTTGAAGTGCAGGTGATAAGTTGATTAGCAATAAAAGTATTTACTGTGTTTGTGTTAGCAACACCTTTTGAGACTCCTGTATTGTCCTTAAAGTTTAGGTTACTTCCAATCCAGATATCACCCGCAACAGTAGTAGTTGGGACTGTCCCAATGCCAAGGTTAATAGAGGCAGAAGATACGGTAAGGGGGGCTAGGTTAATCTTGCCAGTAAAACTAGCACCAGAAAGGTTAGCCTTAGCAGTAAGGTCGTTAAGAACAACAAACCTGTTTACCGATGTAGCAGACGGTGCGGAACTAATGGCATCCAGAGAAGGTTGCGTAATTTCCGTTCCAACTTCTACAACATTTGTAGGAATCTGAGTACCAACTGAAGCAGAGATTCCCATTAGACCTGTGCGTAAGCGAGGTGAACGACAGTACTAGCAACAGACGAACTGCATCTGACAGTACCGTTGTAGTTATCAATGTTAATGTTACTAAGCGGAGGAACAAGAATTCCGACAGCACCAACACTATCAAAAATGACAGTCACATTGGCGGTGGCAGACTTGTTCTGAATAAACACCATTGTTCTTCTGGTGGGAAGAGCAGGAGGGGTAAGGATTTCTACAACCGTATTAGGCGTAGCGGACATAGTGATGTCCGAATGAGCCATCTTTCTTACGGATGGGGAGGAGAAGTTAATATAGGAGGAGGACATTAAGCGTATGGGTTAGTAAAGTTGATTTTTCGTGTTTGATTTTGCTGTCTGCAATATTTGTCTACTTCAATGGCAATCATCATTTCAGCCTTCTGTTCAAGACCAGCACCTTCTTGAATCTTGCCTTCAGAGATTAGGAAATTAGCCGCCATCCCCCAAGCCATATAGTTGCCAAAGATGTAGGGAATTGAAATCTTTGTCCATTGGGTAGGGTTATTGCTTGGGTTAGAGCCAGCCGTAGTAGAACTAATGGTACAGTAGTAGAAATCACCGCTGTGAGGCTTACCAGTTACAGGAACATAAGTGCCAGTAGCGGAGCCAGAGTCAAAATAAATCTGTGCATTCTGGTAGTACACATCTGTGGCTTTCCAGATTGTGCCAGTAAGGGGGACGAACTTAGTTCTATAAGAATAGAAACCAGTCGTAAATAGACCGCTAGGAAGAATCACCCTTACGGATGTGCCTAGGTCATAAATCTCGTATTTAAGTTCAAGTGCTCTGGAGGTGATTTGTGGGTTCTTGTCAAATACACCAAGAACTTCACCAGCCGTAGCCAGCGGAGCAAAGTAAGTTACTCCAGCCGTGTCAGTAAGGGCAGTAAATGTAGTAAGTCTGATTAGGTCTGGGAACTCCTGTGACTCCCAAACTTCACGCATACGAGCCGAAGCAAAGTCTCTAAACTGTGCAAAGGTCTCGTCATTAATATTGTGTCTGTCGTTACCGCTATACTGCAACGACTCAAATAGGATTTGGGAAAATTCTGTGGTACGCATTAGGTGATGAATCCGTCAGCACCGAATACTGTGCCTTGGACTACTGTCTTTTTAACATAATTCCGCACCGCACATTCTGGGTTATCCCGAAGGAACTCCCGCATAAATTGTTTATCCTTCCAGCAATCGTAGCCAAGTCTATGACCCCAATAGTGAAAAGCATCATCTGGAATGTTGGCAACCTTACGCCCGAAACCTTCAATATTGTTGGCTTCGTGCGTATGGTTGAAATGAGCCATCTTGGTGGCGTTAGCCTTTGCGACAGCCTCATTCATTCTCCAACCGTGGATGAGTTCCCGCTCCAAATCCTTATGGAGATGGGCGGGAATCACATCGACAAGTGACTGAACGATATCTTCAGCCACGAATTAGTTACGAGGTGAAGTCGAACTTAGCGAGACCAAGGGGATTCTTGACGATGCAAGTAGCCACGGCTTCGACAAGTCGAGCAGGACCACCACCATTGTCAGTCAGTTCCTTGACCTGTGCGATGTTGCCACCATAACCCACGCCAACCAAGTCCATATTCAGCAGGTAACCGCAGAAGTTGTTCTTGAGGAAGAGAGAGGTATGCAGACGAATCGAGCCAAAGTCACCTTCGAAGACATCGATACCAGACTTGTACACGCTGGCTTCAGAGTCTCTGTTAAGAGTTCTGATGACCGAAGCGGTATTAGCCGTACCATTCTGTCTGGTCGTATAGGTGAGGTTCGTGAAGGCTTGCTTCAACTTGTAGCCAACGAGACCGTCAAAGGACTGCGAGCGACCAGTCTGTTCAAAGACGGAAGCAAGCATATTCTGACAGACCGTTTCATCAAGGAGGGCAGTACCAACCGTGGAGATGCTGGCGGTAGGAGTGCGGAACGGAGCAGGGACAGCCAGATAGGTGTCACCTGTGAAGTCGTTCTTAATCCAGCCATCGAGACCACGAGTAGCATAACCCTGCGAAACGCCATCGTCAGCCTTGGGAAGATTGCCAGAGCAAAGAGTCTTCTCCATAGTACGCTTGATGGTTTCGGTAGCCTTACCAACATTGTTGGCGAGTTCCGACTTAACACCAGCGATGACAGCGATATCAGTTGTCAGAGGAGACACACGAGTTGCCTGTCTGAAAATCTGAATGTGGTTGGAGAGTTCGTAGCGGTACTGAGTAGCACCGTCCTTAACGAAGTTCTTGATGGAAGCACCATTCGGGTCAACATCCGTACCGTCAACGATACCAGCCTGTTCGGAGGTAACGGTGGGGAGGGAGTCAGCCTGCCATCTGAACAGCGTGTTGCCAGGTTTAGCAACCTTGGGAGCCATAGAGGTGAACGGAGTGGACTTCGCATCGATGAGCGAGATGATGTCAGCGAGGGCTTCCCGCTTACCGCTGACGATATTTCTTTCTGTTAGACTTGCCATAGTAGTAGTTTTTTAGGTTACAGGAACTTGTTCATAATAATATCTGTAAGGTCTTCCGTTCTCCCAGACTGGGCGAACTTGGCGTATGCGTTCTGACTGCGAACTTCCTGCTTTTGAACAGTCGGTGCTACACCACTAGAACGAGGCTGAACAGGTGCTTTTGAAATGGTAGTTTGACGGCTACCGTTTTCTCTGGCTCGGACTCCACGAATGTAGTCCCCAATAACCATCTTGTAATCTGGAAATCTCTTGATTTGGGGAAACGACCTAAGAAACGATTCTGCAATCTGCTTTTCCTTGGACGAATTATCCTTCCACCACGAGTACTCCTTATTAGCAATGGTTTCGACTTGGTCTCTAGTCTGAATGTACTTGTAACGCTCTGGTAGCCCTTCTTCAAGTGCCTTCGTTGCGTTAACTTTAATCTGCCTTAATTTGGCAGGGTCAAAGTACTCTTCATTCCCATCTTTGTCTGTAACTGTGATTCCATCAGCATTTTCATCTGCCCAATTTCTGACCGACCTTGCTTGGGCAATCTCTGCCTCAATTTCAGCAATCGAATCAATATTGGAAAAAGGAATACTTCTGTCTTCATATACAGGCTTGGATGCCGTGGTCTTGGCGTTTTCGAGTTCTGCCTTCAACTGAGTGATGGTTGCTTCCGCTTCCATTCTCTTAGCCGTCAACTTATCGATACGCTTCTGTACACCACGAGATACCTCCTCTTGCTCTCCCTCGGACTTTGAATGAACCTCTTCGCCATCAGTATCTGTGTTAGTGTCCATTTCTGGCTCACTTTCAGTCTGCTGGACTTCTGGCTGATTACTATCGGCTTCGCCTTCTTCCGTCTGTGGTGCGGATTCATCGTCCCACAGAAGTTGGTTCAGTCTATCGTTTAGAACGCTAGAACTAGGAAAAGAATCTTCCTGTTGAGAATTTTCGGGGCTGGAGGTATTCTCGTTTCCAGTTTTATTATCGGGGGTCATTAGAATAAGTCTAAAGTGCTTTTGTTTTAGGCAGGATTTTTACAGACTTCCAGAAACTGTTGGACTCACACTTGACACCTTTTTTACAAGTGTCAAGCGATTGTAAAATTATTCTTTCAGAGCCTTGGCTCGCTCTTCAAGGAGCAGGTTCTTGAAATCGGTCATTGCAGAGGCTCTACCGCATTGGTGAACACGAGTTTCACCAACTACATCCTGTTGCAACGCCCTATTGGTTTCAGACTGAATGTTTAGGTCAACAATATACAAAATATGCTCCCAGAGCGGGTTAGGAGCGGTAAATGCAAATGTGCCAATATTATAATCAGTATCCTTCATTTCCTTGTGGCTGTTGATTGTTAGAGTTTACATTAATGTTGTTATTAATAGTAGGAGACTGCTGACCGCCTTGACCTTCCTGTTTCATCTTATCAGCAACAGGAGATACGCCAATTCTGCCAATCTGCTTGTTCTGTTCCTGCATAACCGACATTTGCAGGTTTTTGACATAGTTCTGAAGAAGTAGACCAAACATCTGGTCTTGCTGGGAAGCCTGTTGAGCCTTCTGGTTCTTGCTCATAATGTCCTGCAAGTACTGCATCTTGGTAGAAGCCGTAGGGTCGTTTTCGACATAACTAGCCTCGTTGCCAAGCATCATCATACCAATCTCAGTCTGGACATCCTTATACAGCCTCTGGGATGCAGATGCATTGTTAATAATGAGTTCCTTTGCAGAGTCTGGTGCAATGGCTTCAATAGCCTTCTGAACCATTCTATTCCTATCAATGACACCACCGCTATCCATCGGAAGGACAAACTGCGAGATAGCCTGTAGTTTTTCCAACACCAAGTCGGAATACAGATTACGGACATCAAACTTAACTTCAAAATCGTACTGATGGGTAATGTTATCAATTACCTTTGGCATAGGAAGTGATGTGATTCTTTCAACTTCAACAACATCCATATACTGGAGAGAAAGTTGAAGCATCTGGCTGTAGATTTCAGTCCAAGCAGTAAGCCAGTTATCAACTGAGTTCTGCTGAAGCATCTGAGCAAGAGCAGGAGGGGTATCCTCACGCACAAGACCAAAGTAAGCAGAAGCGTTCTTTTCAACCGTGTTCACAACAAACTCAGCAATAGTAGGAGTACCCTTCGGTGGCTCCATCCACTTGTAGTCGTTTACATCTGAAACAGGGAGTAGCATTGCTGGTCCGATTCTTCCAGTCCCACCAACTCGTCTCTTATACATTAGGGGAGGAACAGTTTCAAAAGCAGTACGGTCTCTCATTGAGTCGTGCTGTGCTTTTAGTTCCGCTTGGTCTGTCGATAGGATGTCGGTGATTCCACGGCTTTCGTAAACGGCTTTGCGAATGTACTCCCTGCGAAGCACAACAAACGGATACTTACCGTGAGCGTAACCCAGTTTGCCGTGCTTCAAATATGTATCACCCTGTGCATTGGGTGAAAAGATAGTGTAATAGATGCAAGGGTTACCTGCTTCATTCAACTGTCTATAGTAAGCATAACTAACCTCAATTAGGTTAGCGGTCTTGCTTCTGTAGTCGTTCATTGAACGGTTAACAGGAACAATATTAGGGTCTCTCCAAAGAGTAAACATACCCTTGGTTTTAATAGCATCATCAACGCCTTCTTCACTCCAGTCATCCGTGTTAATCATAGCACGAACTTCCAATTCAGTCATAAAGACTTTTCTGAAAATTAGACGAGCCTTCTGTAGGTCAATAGTTTCTGGCGGGAACGAAATTTCGTCATACGGCTTAAGGGCAGTAACAACAGGAAGATTCTTAATAAGAGTTTCCTTGTAAATAACAGCATACGACTGTTCTCTTAATTCCTTAACCATTCTTCTGATATCCTTTTCGGACATTGAAGGCATATAGTTAGCAACCAAAGTTACAGCAAGTTCGTCTTGAGCAGGGTCTAGAATGATAGAAGGAAGAGAAGCAAGAGGGCTTTCTGGATTCTGACTAGCCATTTCTGTGGCAACATTTACCAAGTCAGAAATTGTAAAGCGTTCTTCAACAGTACCCATTTCTTGCTCCCAACCAATATGCATAGCAGACCAACCATACTGGTTTGTGTATTGACCAAGCATTTCAGCCTCTCTTCTCATCTCTTGGTTCTGTCTTCCTCTAGCAACATACTCTAAAAGCATCTGCATACCGCCAGCAGTAGCAGAATCATCGGAAGTTCTTCCAGACACACCAAGTTTAGCACCCTTTAATGAGTTCATCCAAAGAGCCGTCTGTTCATTGATAATTCTATCAATCAGTCTGACTCTTGCATCGGATGCACCTTCAAACGGCAATGCAGGGTCATCTTCATCACGGTTTTTGCTAAATTTTTTACCGTCAGAAGTTTGACCATTCCATCTGCAATAACGAATATCATCATTATCGTTAACTTCGTGAACATTGGAGCCAAACAGGTAAGAACGGTTAAGTTCAAAGATTAACTGCTGAATATCTGGAGTTTCGCTACCATACAACAGTTTATCGTCAGTAGTGTTATCTCCCATAAATTTGTCTTGTTTACTCATTAGTATGAAAAGGGTACATTGATAGGAATTGACTTATCGTCAATATGCTCTGGTTGCATTACTACTAAATATCTCAAACAGTCAATAGGGTCTTTTGTTGCCCCCTTGTCACCATCGTGACCTGTCCACTCTCGTAGGCAGTAGATTAAGTTTTTACAGTTTTCTGTAATATAAAGTTTTGGCTGGTTGAGCGGAGATAGCGGTTCATTAATGTCAAACGCCAACAGGTCATTAATCATAGCAACGCCTTGCTCTATAGCAACTCCAGCCGAGGGTGCGAAATACATTGGCTTATCACCTCCGTCTAGCAACTCGATGACGGATGTGCCTCCGTCTCGCCCAATTGCCTGTGTCGCACCCGCACGAGGGTCGATATAGCGTTCTAATATCTCCTCGTTGCCCTCTAAAGTCTTAATAGTCACCTTGTAGTCATCAATACCCATACCAGCACCATTTCTTTGAGCCATACCTTCTTTACCGTCTGCTTTCTCACTAGGCAAAGCCCATTCACCATACGAAATGTCTGGAAACTCTCTG